GTTTTGCAGTGGGTGATGGTTGGGCATAGTGAACGGGGTGTGTATGGCCTGGGCTAACCATTCGGACGTGCTACGGCAGCTGCGCGAAATCGGGCTGCTGATCCCTGGCGGTGTGCTGGAGCTCGCGCAAGGAGACCGGTCCAGGCGGTGCCTGGTCGAAGGCGGGGACAAGGAAAAGCGCGGTTGGTATCGGCTGCACGAGTGGGAAATAGAGCCCGGAGTCACTCTGCTGGTCGGCAGTTACGGCATATTCCACGGAGACAATCCTGGAACGTTCAAGGTCGAGCTGACCAAGGCCTGCGCCGCCTGTTCGGCAGACGTCGGGCTGCGAGAAAAGCAGTGCACGAGCTGCGGAGCATCGACTTTCCGGCAGCGGGAATTCAGCGCCGAGCAAAAAGCGGTATTCAAGGCCAGCATGGCCGAGCACAAAAGGCGAGCCGCTGCAGAGCAGGCGGCCGATGCCGAGCGCGCCTCGCAGTGGGCGACCGCAGTCTGGCGGGCCTGCACCGAGGCGCAGCCTGCCGGACATGGCTACCTGGTGCGAAAACAGCTTTCAGGCACCGGGGGCGCGCGCCTCTTCGCCGGAATCGGCGACATCATGCTGCACGAGGCCGAGGCGAGCGATTATCGCCACCTCGCATCGTTTGCCGGCTGCCTGGCCGTTCCGCTGTGCGACGCTGTGCGACGCCAACGGCAAGATTTACGGCCTGCAGTTCATCGCCGAAAAGCGCGATGCCAAGACTGGTCGCGACAAAACCTATTGGCCGCGCGGCATGGTGGCGGAAGGCCACTCCTGGACGATCGGCGGATCCCCGAAGCGTCTCGCTCTAATCGCCGAAGGGTTTGCGACCGCGCTGACGCTGCACGAGGCGACTGGCCAGCCGGTGACCGTGGCGTTTGCTGCGAACAACCTGCTGCCGGTGGCACGCGCACTGCTGCAGCGCACCAGACGCCGCGCGAATCTGCTGATCTGCGCCGACGACGACTGGTTGCAGCGCTGCCTGGAATGCAAGGCCTACACCCCGGTCGATTCGACCACCTGCGCCTCCTGCGGGAAGCCACACCGCCAGGACAACACGGGGCGTTTGCGAGCCCAACAAGTTTCGATAGTGATCGGACTAGCCGCAGTATTCAGCCCGGTATTTTCCGCCGAGCGCCCGACCGATCGCAAGGGCCCGACCGATTTCAACGACCTCGCGTGCCTCGAAGGCCGGCAGATCGTCACCGCGCAGTACGAGCGGCGCCTGGCCGAGCTGAAATGGCAGGATGCGGCCGCCGCCCCTTCACCGGCAGTCTCCCCGCCTTTTGACCGCACGCGCGAGGGTGGCGCTGCTCAGGGGGGAGGGGAAAAGTCACGCCGGCCGGCTGTGGCGATCATGGAGCTTGACGACGTCGTCGAGCGCTTTGTGCCGCTGGACGATGGCACCGGCGATTTTGTCTTCGACACGTGGACAAAAAAGATCGCCAAGCGCGCGCAAATGATCGCGCTGCTGCCGGCGGGCGTGCGGGGCGACGACATCAAGCGGCATTACCGCTGGATCAGTCGCGGCGCTTACTACCTCGACGAGGTCGGCTTCGACCCCGGCGGCAATGACCCTGACGTCAAACTCAACACCTGGCAGGGCTGGCCGATGCGTCCGCGCTCCGGCTCGTGCCAGCGCCTGCTCGACCTGAACGAATACCTGTGCTCTAGCGACCCGAACGGCCGCGCCGTGGCGCGATGGGTCCTCCAATGGATGGCCTACCCGCTGCAAAACCCGGGCGCCAAGATGAGCAGCGCGCTAATCATGCACGGCCCGCAAGGCACCGGGAAAACCACGCTGTTCCAGACCCTCGCAAAAATCTACGGCCCCTACGCAACGGTGCTCAATCAACGCGGGCTCGAAGACCGGTTTAACAGCGACTGGACCGACTCCAAGCTGTTCCTGCTCGCCGAGGAAGTCGTAACACGCGCCGAAATGTGGCACATCAAAGGTGAGCTGAAGGAGCTGGTCACCGGCCCCTGGGTGCGCGTCAACGCAAAGCAGATTGCCGCCTACAGACAGCGAAACCAGATAAACCTCGTATTGCTGTCGAACGAAAACCAGCCGCTGCCGCTCGACAACGACGATCGCCGGCACTGCGTCGTCTACACCCCGCCCGAGCGGGGCGAAGCCTACTATGACGCCGTCTATTCCGAGCTCGAAGCCGGCGGCGTTGAGGCGTTCTACCACCATTTGCTGCACCTCGACCTGTCCGACTTTCACCCCAACAAACGACCGCCGATGACCGCCGCCAAACAGGCGCTGATTCACCTATCGGCGGCCAGCGAGACGCGATTCATTGCCGCCTGGCTCGGTGGAGACCTCGGCCTGCCGGTCTGCCCGTGCCTGGCCAGCGACCTCTACGCCGAATACCTCAAATGGTGCCGCGCCAACGGGGAATTCAAGCCGCGCGCATCGAACCAGTTTTTCGGCACCGTCGCCAACATGCCCGGCTGGGACAAGCGCAAGTCCCGCATTTATGTCGATCTCCGCAACACCGAGGCCATAAACCGGCCGATCGTGACGCCACCACTACAGGCGCTGGCTGAAGCGGGTACCGCCCAGCAAGCCGGCGAATCCCCCGTCACCTGGCTGACCGCCAACGTCCTTGAATTCAACCGCGTTGCGCAGCTCGGCAAGCCGGCCGGGCAGGGCGGGGTCACATGACAAAACCGCATGCAGCCGAAAACGGCACCCATTTTCCGGGTTACACCCCGCCACGTTCCGGGTACCCGGAATGCCTCAAACCCTTGCTGGGCAAGGCGTGTTCCGGGCATTCCGGGTTTTCCGGGATGGCGCGGGCGCGTACACGCCCGCAACAACCATCGTACACGCGCGCGCCCTCGCGCATTTTTCGCACTCCCCCACGTGTACACAGGTGGAATGCCGGAAAGCCCGGAACAACCCAGTGCTGGCAAGGCTTTCAGCCGTTCCGGGTACCCGGAACGCCACGCAAGCAACCCGGAACGCCACCACAAAACCCAACGATCAGCCCGACGGAGCCCAAAATGCCACCAAAGACCCTAAGCCGCTGGAAAAAAACCCAGATCGCCGAGAAGCTGCACGGCGTCGCGCAGGAGCTGCGCAGCCTGGCCTATGACCTGGCCGAGTACCGCTTCTCGACCAATGAGGCCGCCGCATCCTGGCAGCGCGAGGTTGCGTCGTACCTCAACGATGTCTCCTCGCTGCTCGCCGGCGAAATGCCGGACTGGGACGCCGCCAGGCAAAAAGCCAACGACCTAACGGCCGGCGCCGAGATCCTGAGGGCATGGGCTGCGAACCCCACCGATCGCACGGGCCTCCTCTCTCGTGTTGCCCAGCTGCGCGGCGTCGCCGACAGCATCGACGCGTTTTTCCTCAAGCTTCAATGAGATTCCGTGAGCTGGCACTTTTTGCAGGAGCAGGTGGCGGCATCCTGGGAGGACTTTTGCTTGGATGGCGCACCGTCTGCGCTGTTGAAATTGATCCCTACGCCAGGAGCGTGCTGCTCGCAAGGCAGCGCGACGGAATGCTGCGGCCCTTCCCGATCTGGGACGACGTCGCCACCTTCGACGGCAAACCCTGGCGAGGACACGTTGACGTCGTCAGTGGAGGATTCCCATGCCAGGACATCTCATGCGCCGGAAAAGGCGCCGGCCTCGACGGCGCGCGCTCCGGCCTATGGTCCGAATTCGCGCGGATTATTGGCGAGGTACGACCCCGCTTCGCATTCATTGAAAACAGCCCAATGCTCGCTGTTCGCGGACTTGATCGAGTGCTCGCCGACCTTGCCGCGATGGGGTTCAATGCGGAATGGGGAGTTGTTTCAGCGGCCGATGTGGGAGCACCGCACTTGCGCGAACGCATCTGGATTGTGGCAAACGCCTGTAGCCGACGATGCAATCAATCGGATATCCGGGAAGTTCAACAGCCGCGGAGAACCGAAACTATCCGCACAAGTGAAGATGTGGCCCACGCCAGACGCGCATTGTTGGAAGGCAGGCCCGAGAGGGAACGGAACGGGCGGTGGGGAAATGTTGAGCAACACGATAGCCGCGCGATGGCCAACGCCGAGAGCGAACGACGCGGAGAAGCGGGGGAACTTCGACACGGAGAATCCGCGCAATGGTTTACCTGCGGCAGTGAAGCGCTTCGCAACGCCGAATGCGACAGACGGAGCCAAATGGTCGAACCAAACCATAGAAAAGCGAAAAGCGAAAGGTCAACAGGTGAGGCTATGCCACCAGTTATCGGCCGGTGGCCAGTTAAACCCGCCATGGGTAGAGTGGCTCATGGGGTGGCCAAGCGGGTGGACCGACTTAAAGCCATTGGCAATGGCCAGGTTCCACGAGTGGCTGCAGCAGCATGGCGGATTCTGAGCGGGCGCTTGCAATGACCGACGACGCTCGCCAAAAGCCCCTGCGCCACAGCATGCCCAAGGTCGCCGAGTTTATCGACGCCATGCGCGACGCCTTTGGCGACCGGGTTGTCAATGCCGCCTACAAAGCCAGCCGCGACGGACTGCCGACATTTTACGCGGCCGAAAACGGCCTGATGGTCGGCTCTCTGCCGCCGGCCTGCGGCGCCCGCTTCACGGTGGACCAGCTGCACCTCGACGATTTCCCGAGCATCCCGGCATGACCTCCGACAGCCCATCCGCCGCCGGCATCAGCCAGGTTGAATTCGCCCGCCAGATCGGCGTCGCCAAAAGCTGGGTGACCGCACTCAAAGCCGCCGGTCGCCTGGTGCTGACCGCCGACGGCAAGGTCGACGCCGCCGCCAGCATCGCGCGCATCGCCGCCACCGCCGACCCGCATCGCGATGACGTGGCACGCCGCCACGCCGAGGCGCGCGCACGCCACGAAAACACGCCGACCCAGCCCCAACCATTACCGTCCGCGCCAGCCCCCGCAGAAGCCACTCCACCGCGCGCCTTGCCCGACGAAGTCGGCAACTCGTACCAGGCCGCGCGCGCTGTAAAGGAAAAATACGCCGCGCTGTCGGCGCGTCTCGAATACCAGCGTGCGGCCGGCAAGATGATCGACCGCGACGCCGTTGCCGCCGCCATCGAGGACATCGTGATCGCCATGCGGCAGGGGCTAGAACAACAACCCCACCGGCTCGCTCCCGAGCTCGTCGGGCAAGACCTCGACAGCATCCGAGCCACCCTCAAGCGCGAAACCACTGCCGTCCTCGCCGCCATGAGCAAGGACTTTCACACCCGCCTGCAGCAACTCGCCGGCCAGCAGGAACAGCCCGCATGATCACCGCCCACGTCCCGCCATTCACCGTCGCCCACGCCGAGCCCGCACACCCCTGCGCCGGCTGTTGCCAGCTTGCCGCCGTAGGTGGCCACGGCCAGCCGCGCGCCCACTACTGCCGCCTGCACATGTCGCCCTTCACCCGCTGCCTGCACTACGCAACGGACAAACCAGGCGACAACCTCATGCACCGCCTTGCCGGAGGGCAGAACACATGCAGATAAGCGCCCGCTTCGACGGCATGCAGCGCCTGCTCGACAACCTCGGCCAGCACGCCCGGCAGATACCCTTCGCCACCATGAAGGCCATCAACTGGACCGCCGAAACCACGAAAAAGGCCACGGAAGTAGCCATGCGACACGACTTCGACCGGCCGACACCCTTCGTCATGCGCGGCCTGTTCATCGACTACGCCACAAAGACCCAACTGGCCGCTGAAGTACGCGTCAAGGACGACGCCCTCGGCCTTGGCGCCCACTCGCTCGCCGAGAAAATAGGTCAGCAGTTTTCCGGAGGCGTAGGACGGCTCCGCGGACGCATGGAAAACGCATTCGAGCGCAACGGCTACATCACCGCCGGCGAATACCTCATCCCCGGGCCAGACGCCACGCTCGATCGCTGGGGAAACCTTTCCGGTGGCCAGATCAATCGCATCTATGCCGCCCTACGGATCTTCCGAGACGCCGCGCAGAACCCCACCGCCAGCCGCCGCAGCCGCAAGAACGCCAAAGCCGCCGGCCGACTGTTCTGGTCGCACGGCAAAGGCCACACCAGCGGCCTGCGCCGAGGCCTCTGGGGCACCGACGCCCAGGGCCAACCGCGCCTCGTCCTCGTCGTCGTCCCCAAGGTCTCCTATCGCCGCCTGATTGAGCTCGACCGCATCGCCCAGATCACCGTAGACCGCGACTTCCGCAAGAACTTCGAGCGCGCGCTGCGGCGCGCCATTGAGACCGCAAAATGACCGACGACCTATTCGACGCCGAATTTGCAGACGCCGCGCGTGCCATCCAACGCGAAACCGTTGCCCATGTCGTGCGCCAGAAGACTGCCGCCATCATCCGCAAGCAAAGCCGCCTGCAGCTTCGCCGCGCGAAAAGCGAAGAGACGCTCGCCGCCGTGCTGCCGGATCGCCTGCCTGCAGGCTATTCCGCCCACATCATCAGCGCCGGCGACGTCGACGCCCTGTCATTTGTCGCCCACATCGCCAAACACCATCGGCGCCTAGACGAAGTCTTGATCTCGAGTTGGTGCCTGGCCCTGCCGGACATCGAATGGCTGGAACAGCAGCAAAGCGCAAACCGAATAGGAGACTTGCGCTTTTACTGTGGCGAAATCCTGCGCGCCACCTACCCCGACACCTACGACGCCATCTGCCGCCTGGAGCGCGCCAAGAAAGCCACACTGGCCATTTCCCGCAACCACGCCAAAGTCACCCTGATAAAAACAGGCGCCGCGCGCTACACCATAGAATCCAGCGCCAACCTGAACACCAATCCACGCATAGAGCAGACGGCGATCCACACCGACCAGGAGCTGCACGCCTTTTACGACGAATTTTTCAGCGCCATACACTGCATCGACGCAAAAAACAGGCGTCAGGAGCAAGCATGCCGCCCCTGACGCCTGATGCATCCGCAGCGCGCCTACAAACCCCGGCGCCCGACCTCGCGCTCTACCAGCGTCGCCGCCCGGCGGATGCCGAGCGACAACTCCCCGTCGCCGTAATCGCGCAGAATCGCCGCGCTGTCGTCGTCCAGCGTCACCTGGCGTCGCGTCCCGCGCACCCCGTCAGCCGGCTGGCGACCCTGCCCGCGTCCCGGCCCGCCGCGCTTCCCAGCGCGAGCCTCCTCGATCGCCGCGATGACCTCGCGCTGCGGCAGCGAGCGCAGCGCGCCAGCGTTCAGCTGGCAGTACAGACCGCTCTGGTCGACCAGCACCAGGGCGCCGGTATCGAACCCGTCGCGCGTGACGGTGCCGAGCACCGACCCGTAGGCCGGCGCCACGTTAGTGAAGCGGCGCCATTGGGAGCCGCCAAGAATTACCGTGATCATTGTTTCTCCTTTGTGGCAGACCAGGCCAGCACTGGGCGCGGTGCTGGCACTACGACCCGAACCGCCTCGCCGACCATCGCGCGAAGCTCCGCGGAGTATTCCTGTTGCCGCTCGAGCCACGGCCATACTGCGGCCGGCTGGCTGAGATTTCCCGTGATGAGCAGGAAAGCGGATCCGTTCCTCGGGTGCGGGACGCGCACCCACTTTCCTGATTCGTCCCAAATATCTATCGCCGCGGGGAGCGCCCCGCCTGCCTTCTGCCACTCGCCGACGGCGGCAACCACATCCGCCGGCCGAACAGCCGCAAAAGGAATGGCGCCAATCCCCTCCTGGTCTTGGCGTGACCGCAGCCGCAGAATCATCGCCCACCCCCGCGGACGTGCGGGTTTTCGATTCGGCGAACAACCTTGCCGCCCCGTGCGACTCCGCACGCACGGGACTCTGTTGGGGCGCCCCATGCGCCGGCGCACGTGCAGCGATACGAATCCGCCGCATGGCGGTCGTCGCTGCACTCGAAAACGACGAGAAACGTCGTGTCTGATTTCTCTGACAGCAAAACCGCTTTTGCCAAAGCTGCTTCGTAGGTGCTCATTTCGTTCCCCTTTCTGTTGCCGTTGTTGATGATTGAATAATACACACTGAACAAACAAAAAGCAAGCATTTTCAGCAATCCGCCCGGCGAATAACCAAAAAACAACCATCGAGCGAACCACATGACCGCCCACACCGACGCACTGATCATCGCTCTGCGAGCCGCCGCCAGAGCGCTGCACCCCAAAGCCAGCCTGCTGGTATCGGAGTGGGCCGAAGAGCATCGCATCCTCTCGGTCGAAGACAGCGCCGAGCCTGGGCGGTGGAAAAACTCGCGCACGCCGTACCTGACCGAAATCATGGACCAGCTTTCTGAAGAGTCGTCGGCGCGCCTGGTGGCCTTCATCAAGTGCAGCCAGGTCGGCGGCACGCAGGCGGCCAGTAACTGGCTGGGCTCGATCATCGACCACGCCAAGGGCCCGGTCGCCGTCGTCATGCCTACCGAAAAATCGCTCTCAGACTGGATGTCGCAGAAGTTCGACCCGATGGTCAAAGGAGCCGCCGCGGTATCCGCCGCGCTCCACACCCGCAGCAACAAGAGCAGCGACAACAACGCGCAACGGAAAAAATTCACCGGCGGCATCCTCTACACCAAAACCGCCGGATCCACGGCAGACCTGAAATCCACCTCGCTGCGCTACGCGATAGCCGACGAAGTCGACGAATGGGACTGGACGACACTGCAGGGCGACCCGCTCGGGCTCCTGCAAGTCCGCCTGACCGCCTTCCATGATCACAAACTGTTCGTCGTCTCCTCGCCCACCCTGAAAGACGCCAGCCGAATCGAGGAGGCTTTCGAAGCCGGTGACCAGCGCCGCTACCACGTCCCATGCCCGTACTGCAACGAACGCCAGCACCTGAAATGGGCCAACATCCGCTGGCACAGCGACCCCGGCGCGAGCGCGCACCGCTGGATACGCGACGCCTGGTACGCCTGCGAGCACTGCGGCAGCGAGATCGGCGAGCACCACAAAACCGCCATGCTCGCCAAGGGCCGCTGGATAGCCGACAACCCCGGGGCCCCCTATCCCAGCTACCACATCAACGCCATCTATTCACCGCTCGGGCTCGGCCGTACCTGGGCCGAACTGGCCACCGAATGGATAGAGGCGCAGGCCGACAGCGGCAAGCTAATGCGATTTTTCAACACCCGCATGGGCGAAACCTGGGCCGACCGATCGCGCGACATCAAACCGAACAGCCTGCAGGCGCGCGCCGAACCGTGGCAGCTCGGCACCATCCCCCCCGGCTGCCTGGTACTGACCGCCGGCGTAGACACGCAGGACGACCGCCTTGAGATACACGTCATCGGCCACGGCCGCGACGACCGCACCTGGACCATCGACTATCACGTCCTCCAGGGCAGCCCGGCAGAGCAAGGCACCTGGAACGCGCTGGCCGACTATCTCAATCGCGACTACACCAACCGCACCGGACGCACCATCCGCATCGAAGCCACGGCCATCGACTCTGGCGGACACTACACGCACGACGTCTACGCGTTCGTGCGCTCCCGCCGCGTGCGCCGCTGCATCGCCGTCAAGGGCCACACCACGCCGGGCCGGCAAATCCTCGGGCGCCCCTCCAAACAGGACGTCAACACCCGCGGGCAGACCGTCAAAAAAGGCGTGTCGCTCTACCTGGTCGGAACCGACACCGCCAAGCACCTGCTCTATCAGCGCCTGTTCGACGACGCCGACAAAGCCCCGGGTGCTCGAAAAGTGTGCTTCCCGGAAGACCTCGAAGCCGACTATTACGACCAGCTGGTCAGCGAGGCCTTCAACGCCCGGCGCAACCGCTGGGAAAAAAAGAAGGGCAAACGCAACGAGGCGCTTGATACATGGGTATACGCCGTCGCCGCCAGCCACCATCCAGAGCTCTACCTAAACAAATGGCGCCCATCCGACTGGGCCAGACGCGAGGCCATGCTAGAGCCGGACGACGAGTCGCAACACGGCCCCATAGGGCCCGGCCTTGTGCCTGCCACTCCCGGCAACCCACCCCAGCCAACAGCTACCGCACCCACGCCGAAGCCGCCGCGCGCCAGCCCACCGCAACGACCCGCCATCCCCACATCATCCGCCTGGGACAAGAGACTATGAAACGTGATCACCCATCAGCCGAATGGCTCGCCGAACAGATCGCCGACGCGATCGCCCCGGAGATCGGACAGCAGCCATGCCCGCGCCAGGTCGGCCAGCTCGCCCGGGCCGTGCTGGACCGCCTGAGCCTGCGCTGTGGCGGATCGTACATCTACATCCCGAGCGCCATCGCCACCAGGCAAGCCGCCATCCGTGCCGACTTCAACGGCCGCAACGCCGCCGAAGTCGCCGCGAAACACGGCGTCAGTACGCGCTGGGTCCGCCGGCTGACAAGCAAGCCGGGCGCGTAGCAAGAGCCGCGATAGCCGAAAAAAAAGCCGCCCGTAGGCGGCTGGTTGCCGTCGGATACAGCGGTTATTCGCGGAACGCCACCCAGGCGAACTCCCAGTCTTCGGGATCAGAGCTAACCGGCGCGCCTTTGGTGGACGGATTCGCCACCCGCTTTTTCAGGCGCATGACGATCGCCCGGTCGCCGTCGGCGAACGTCGTCTCAACGCGCGACATGGGGATTCTGACGCCGGTCCATGCCTCGATCAGGTCGACGTTCTGCGGATACCCGATGCACGAGCACCAGCCGGACGCGTCGCCCTGGACGACAGCAGCAAGATCGCCGACCGTCGCCGGCGAGTAATCGTATGTGCCGAAATTGCCCGCAGGCATTACGGCCGAATTCATGATAAAGATCATTTTCTCATCCCTAAATTTTTTCAACGGAAGCGCCGGCCGGGAAAGGCACGGGCTCGCCATCCACCAGAGCGAGCGCCGGAACGCTCCCCCACATGTCGCGGATCGGGCGCTCGATTACCATATCAGCGAACACGAGGTCGCCGTTTTCGAGGACGATGGCCTCGTCCTCTGAGAGCTTGCGCCCGAACTTGCGCAGGTCGCTCATGCGACTGCTGCGCAGCGATTCTTCCTCCCACGCCGCTTGAGCGGCGTCTTTCTCGGCCTTGATGCGGACCGATGACGCTTGCGCATCGGACGGAGACGCGGCATCGATGCGCCAAAAGGCGTGCTTGTGGGCACGCCCGATCTTTCGCGCAAGCAACGGCATGCCTGCCGCTGAAGCCGAGGTCATGACCGCTTCCTGCCACGCAGGCGCGGACCGGTCGAGCAGGTCGAACCGCGAACCAGTTATGGTCACGGTCCCATGCCCACCAGACGAAGACGGCTGGAATGCAAGCGCCGGCCAAACTACTACAGCCGGCTCGTCTATAGCGACGAACGCTGGCCTGTTCTTCAGGCCAAGCCACGCGTTTTCCTGGTTGTTTATTTCATGCTGGCGCATGTCCAACTCCTCCGTGATCCACGGCAATTGCCGCCCTAAGCGCGGACGCTGCAACGTCCAAGTCTTGCCAGCGGCGCTCGTAAGCTGCGCCGGCTTCATTTTTCTTCAGCCAAGCGTCGGCTGCAGCCAGGAGCGCTGGCGCGGCCTTGCTTGCAGCCGTCTCAATGCCCATCGCCCGCGCGCCGTCTACGCTGGTAGCGGCTGCGCGTAGGGTTTTGGCTGTAACCATCATCTCAATCCCCCTCTGTATCCGATGACGCATCATGCGCCACCGTGCTTTTTTTGTCGGCTGCGGCAAGCTTGCCGTCCAGCCAGGCCCGCAGGGCCTTCGACGCTCCGCGCCGGATGTACTCGGCGCGCTGCTGATCGCTGACGCGGGCGGTGATGCGGGCCACCTGGCCAGCCGGCGCTATGCTCGGCTGGCGCCCCTGGCCGGGGCGGTTTCCGGTGCGCTGCTTATTCATGCGACGCGCCTAAATCGACGATGATATTCCGCTCTGCATCCTCATTGACCACACAGAGATAAGCCCCTCCGCGCCGCTCGCCAAACTGCCCGCCACACGTGCATCCTGCAATTCCGCAGAGTTGGCGACGAGTGCGCAGCATGGTGGCACGGCTGATCTTGTGCATGCCGGCGAACCTGCCTTCTTTGATGGCCACCGGCCGGACGGTAGCAGAAGTGTTGTGAAAATCGTTTGTGAGGGTGAAGGCTTCCATTTCGTTCTCCTGTTGTTGTGTTTCGATAACTGTATTGTACGACAATACAGAACAAAGTCAACAAAAATCTGTTCCTTTGCGCCAATTATCGACATTCCACCGCCACGGCAGCCCAACCTCCTGACCATGCCTGGCACCGCACATCGACGACTTCGCCGCCGCCGCCAAAATGGTCTGCCTGCCCTCCCGTACAAAAAAAAGTGAACGATTGCCCCTAGATCGTGCACCCCGCCGCGCGGCATTATCGCGCCATGCGCCGCGATTTCACTGCCCTCCTGTTGGGCCCAGCCGCCACCCTGACCCGCAGTCTCCCCTGCGAAGTTGCGGCGCACCCCCGTCCATGAGCACCGCGTCGGACCTCCTCGCCGCCTACATCGCCGCCGAGCTGGCGATCCTCAAGCGGCAGTCGTTCGTCATCGGCGACAAAACGCTGACGCTCGCCAACCTGGCTGAAGTCCGCCGCGAGCGCGCGCAGCTTGAAAAGCGGGTAGCCGCCGAAACCATCGGTGCGACCAACCGCGGCGCCCGCCATCGCTTGGCGGACTTTTCTTGAATCCGCTGGTCCGCATCGTGGATAGCCTGGTCGCCGCAGTCAGTCCGGCCCGCGCCGTGCGCCGCGCGCACGCCCGCACCGTCCTCGCCAGCTACGACGCCGCGACGCCCTCTCGGCTCCGAAAATTCAGCCGAGAAACGCGCAGCGGCGAAGCGCTCGCCCGCCTCCAATCGGCATCGATCCGCACCCAGGCGCGCGACCTCGACCGCAATCACGACCTCGCCCGCGGTGCCCTGACGGTGATGGTGAACAACATCTGCGGCCCGTCCGGCATCGGCATCGAGCCACAGCCGCGATCGGTATCCGGCGAGATCCTCGACGACCTGTCGCAAGAGTTGCTGGACCTCTGGCGCGACTGGTGCCGTTTCCCGGAAGTGACGCAAGCGCATTCGTGGGCCGCCGTGCAGCGCCTCATGTGCCGCACCTGGCTACGCGACGGCGAGGCCTTCGCGCAGATGCTCGAAGGATTGAACCCGCTGCTCGACCATCGCACCAGCGTACCGCTGTCGCTCGAAATGATCGAGCCCGACCTGGTGCCGACTGAAAACGAAGTGATCCGCTCCGACAGCCAGGCGGGGATCGTCCGCAACGCCTGGGGCAAGGCCGTCTCCTATCGCGTCTTCAAGGTGCACCCGGGCGACGCATTCTCCTGGGGCGCCTCGCAGGATCTGAAAACCATCCCGGCTGAGCGCATGCTGCACCTGCGGCGCACCGACCGCATCGGCCAGGGGCGCGGCATTTCCGAATTCGCCTCGGTGATCACGCGCCTGGAAGACCTCAAGGACTACGAGGA